GTTCCTGACTGATCTCCCCTTTCTCAAATTTGCGTATAATACGTGTTAGGCTTTGCCATTGGCGGCCTGTTAAGTTCTTCAGATTCTCATTAACTGCTTTCACTTCAGCAGAAGCCTGTGAAGGAATAGCCTCTGTTGGCAGGCTTTCAGGATATTGGTTAGGATCAATACCGATCTTTTCAAGTAACCACTTTTTAGGTGCAATCTGTAATAAGGTAGCCTCACTAAATTCAAAGCCTATCGGTTCAACAGGAATAATCTTTGAATCAATGCCTGTGATCTCTTTAAAAAGCAATTCTAAGGCTTGCTGCTTGTCATTTGCATACGTAGCCTTAAATATCTCATAAGCCTCACGAATCTCACTACGCCCGCCTAATTGCCCCTCAACACGTACACCGAATAACATCGGACTGACAACCTGGTGACCGGAAAACAATTCCTGTTGAATACTCTTTGCAAGTATGTCAAAATGCTTATCTAATTCAGTACTGCTAAGGTCATCTAATTGCGGACGCTTTGCAGGATCTTTACCGAAATTCAAAACGATATTGCCGGCATTCTCACTACCTGTAAACTTGCTTTTAAATCCTTTCTCAATTTCTCTTTTCTCTTCCTCACTTGGTATGCCTTCAAAAAAGCTTATCATCTTTGAAGCAAACATCCCGTTTGTAATAGTTGACAAATGGTATTTGCTTATTTCAATATCCGTTTGTATCGCATTCAAAGCACCCATATATCCAGGATAGCTGTAAGTCTCAACACCCGGTCTATATTCTTTGTAGTATAAAATCTGCGTCTGATTTCTAAGCATCTTCACATCCTGGTTAGGATTGTAAGCTAAAAATACTTTTGGTTCATCATTCTTTTTGTAGCTCTCCCAGTCCTTTACAAAAAACTGTGTATTATCTTTATTGCTTCTTACTTTGTGATAAGGTACATGATAATAAGCACCTATTTTACCGAGTTCATTGTATTGCACCTCAATATAACACCCTCCAAAAACCTCAATATCTAAACTAAGTTTTTTTAATATCTCATTTGAATTTTCATAAGCATTCGCTTTTGTGACATTGTCAAAGCCTTTACCAACAATGTAATTTACCTTTCCCAAAACAATACCGTTATGCTTACTGCTTTTGTTAAACATATTAAGCAGCATATTCGGGAACTTATTATCTTCACCGAATAGCACCCATCCTTTGTTTGGCACCTCTTTCATTACAGGAACTTTCACATCGGCAAACTTTATAAAAGATACTCTATTCTGCATCATATACTTTGTAACTTGTTGGGTTATTATATTTAGTAGTGGTCACATCCTGACCGTCTGAAAGAAACATTAAACCAGTTTCAACAACCGCACCTGCATTCGCTTCATTCGTATTTGAAGAGCTTGCCTGCTCATATACTTTGTAAGTGTACCACCCCTCCTCCACATTTGCAAAATAGGTATTCACCACTAACGAAAACTGATTGTAGCGATCTTTATAAAGACTTTGATCTGCGCTATTTAAAAGCACAAATTTCACCTTATCATTTGTTGTGCGGCTTTGAAACACAAAAAGAAAATTTGCATCTAAGATAGTTTGCTTTTCTTTAAGCGTCAAAATCAAAGTTTCAGTATTTCCTTTTGTGAGCTTTATCATTCATTTTATAAATACCTATTAACAAAAAACGCCCGCCTAAATGCAGGCAGGCGCTTTACCTATTCTTCACTAATTATCAACCGGCTGTTTCAAGTGCTGAAGCTACAGAACTATTTACTTCATAAAGAAGATCAGGCTCTTTACCCATGAAATTCAAAGTGTAACCTGAACGATCTCCGAAGGCTGTTCCGCTTCCGCTTTCAGATGCACCCATGTCTAAACCTCTTTCCTTTCCGAGCATCCAGAATTTATTGTTGTTATCTTTTACCACAGCAATCAGAATATTTTGAGCTAACAATTTAAGCTCTGTATTTACAGCCGCAGAAAGTTTATTCACTACAATAGTCAAGTTTTGCTCAAAGAACAATGTTCCGTTTTCGGTTGAAACTTGAGGGTTGTGTGTGAAATTACCTGTTTCTTTTGGCAGTTCATATTTCCAGAAACGCTTACCACTTGCTTTTGTGATTCCTGTAACTACGCCGGAAGCATTTGCAGCAATAGATGAAACATTCCCTTTTTCTATAAAATAAACTTCGGTAATACCACCTGCGCTGTCTTTACAGTCAAGTGTATATCCGGAGGTCAAAGCACAAGGCATGATATATTGTTTTAAGAAGGGAGAGTTTTACCCCTCCCTGTGATTAATTAATTACGCTTCGAAACGTACAACTTCATCAGGAAAAGCGAGCTGCACACCAATTTTCAGAGAAGTGCTATATTTCACATTGCGATCATCCTGACTGTACCACATTTCAAAACGAGATTCTTCCCCTTCGATATCGGTTCCTAAAAATACATTTGACATTCTCATTGCATATATGTCGTTAGTAGCATTCAAACCATGAACAGGAACTACTTTATAAGAAGTACCAGGAACAAGGAACTCAGAATCAGCAGCATTATTTGTAGAACCTGGATTGTAATGGAACAAATTAAGATCAACATACTTCTGAATGAGAAGAGTGTAAACATCCCAACCGCAGAAAATGCGAACATCAGACTTTCCTTTCACAGCAGCAGGAAGAGCATTGATAACTGCAAGAACAGCTTTCTGTGCTTTTTCCATTGTGTCAATACCTGTGATAGGTGCGCCTGTTCCGTAGAATCCTGTAACGTTTGCATTTACAGATGTGCCAGCGTCTGCGATGTGTTGACGAATACCTTTGAACTTATTTAAAAGTCCGTTTGTGCCACCATATCCAGAACCTGTTGCAGTCCAAATAGCTGTTTCCAAAGCCTCAGCGATCTTACCAGCTTTGCGACCTGTGTATTCAGCGGCAAATGCTATTGTATCGTAATTGCCACCTGCAGGTAATGCCTTTTGGAGGTAAACAGTTTCGAGGTCTTTCGGACATAAAGTTTCCTGAACTTTGATTTTACCTACAGTCAAAGTGCGCTGAGTGAACTCAGTTGTACCACTTGACTGAAAACCGCAGGAACTATCATCCTGAAAAAATACATCCGTGTCCATACGGTTAACTGTTTGAGAGGATTTTACACCTGTCAATACATTACCTTCTGAAAGGATGAGCTGTTGAGTACGTGCCTCAAACAGCGAAGCACTAACGAGCTGTTGCTCATTTTGTTCTGTGTAAGCCGTAAGGCCTGTAACCAAAAACGCCATCTTTATTTGTTTTTAAATTGTGAAACGAATTGTGAATAAGATTTTATTTTGTCAGCTTTGCTTTCAATGCTAACTTTTTTAAAGTTGTTGGGAACTTCAGCCGGTGCTTGAGAAGGTACGTTAACCAAAGTATCTACAAGCTGAATCAATCCTTGCATTGCTTCGCTTTGCTTACCGAATGCAGCTTTTAAACCTTCGTAATCAGATTGTAAAGCAGAAAAACTTTGCTCACTTGCTGCAATTCTGTTTTCAATCTCCGCAAACTTTGCAGCCATTTTTGCTTTCTCTTCTTCGTCTTTCTTTTCCATATCCTTTCCGCTTTCAATCTCAACACTAACCTCAGGGGCTTCAACTTCTTTTGGTTTGATTTCAGCGATTACACCACCTTCGGAAAGTACGATTTCAGTACCGTCTGCTAAAGTGTGTGATCCTGCCGGTGCGGGTGAGCCGTCTTCGAGTGTAACGATTCCGCCAACCTCTAAGGCTGAAATCATGATTTTAGTTCCGTCTGCCAAAGTGTAACCTGGAGCGGCTGCTGTCTCTTCTTGAAAAACAAGTTTTTTAACCTGTGCTAAAAGTTCAATGGGATTCATCATGCACATATATACCTAAACCGAAAAAAACTAGACATTTACCAATGAAAAAGCGGCATTTTGTAAAAGCAAAAAGTAGTTTTTATGTACGTTTTTTTGTACGTACATTGACCGTACAAACTAAAAAAAAATTAAACTGAATTGAGATGCGTGAAAACGCATACTATACTTTACTTTATTTCTTTACTTTATTTACTTTCCTTTCCTTTTCTTTGCATAAGCCTCCCCATTGCCCTCCCTAATAGCCTCCCTATTAGCCCCCCTATTTTAGTCAATTCAATAATTTTAAAAAAGCTGATTTTCTTTTTTTGTTTATCTCATTGAAATTGAAATACTTAGCGCAGTATGTATGCAATAAAACTCCAAGTTCATCGCGCATATCTTTATCGTTGACCAAATCGTTAATATATCGAATCCAATCACTGCTTTTTTTGACATATTTTACGACATCTTCAGGAAAACCTAAGTAAGGATCGACATGAGAAACAATGACAGGAATAGCCTTACCAGCCGCCTCCAAAAGTTTAATATTTGACTTAAATCCGTTAAAATTATTTTTCACCAAAGGCACTAACATAATGTCCGAATGTTTGAACATTTCGTAGTAATTAAACACATCCATGCCACGAATTAACATGTGCGGCAAAGTCTGATCAGATGTGAAATAATTAGCCATACGATGCCAGTAATAACGCTCCGTATCGTTAGAATCTGCAAAGCCACCCATTACCATTTGGATGTTACCTGACAACTTTTTTAATGGTGCTTGTAATAATTTTAAATCCTGTTCGTGTGTTATCCCACCTGCCCAAAACAATTTTACCGAATCTGTTATAACCCTTTCACCATTGAATTGTGCCTGCCCATAAGGTATGGCATTCGGTAATATTTCAACATTCTTATTGTGTTGGTAAATAGCGTCTGCAAGCCTTTCATGAGTACAAGTAACAAGATCAGCCTCCCTCATGTGGTGAATTAACTTAGCCGCAAAATTTGAGGCATTATACCCTTCGTACATCAAATGATCATGAGAAAGAATCCAATAATCATCTACATCCACAACTAATTTAAAACCTTTCTGTTTACGTCTTTCAATTAGGTTTTCAAGTTCCCAGATGCGATTAATAAAAACAATGTCGTAATTGTTTTCATCCCATTGATCTTCTGTCATTGAATCGGTAATTCTGCCGTATTCTTTTTCCATTAAAGAGATCGGAATCATAAGCCTGTGATATCCACAGCCGCTGAATTTTTGTGTTAGTGTTAGGATTTTCATAAACATAAATACGAATAAAAAACCCCGCCCGTAAAAACAGGCAGGGGAGTTGTAAACCTAAATCAAACACAAAAACCGAATTAAAAATCTCTTAACAAATCTCTTAGCTTTTCAATTATCTCTTCTTCTTTCATTCTCATTTTTACCTCTGTCATATCGAACATACCTTCAACGCTGAAG